ATTGAGTGGGAGTAGGTAATAAAATCGGTGTACCTCTTTATTTGCAAGGGGTACACCTTTTTAAATTCTATCTATGGCGTAAAAATGGCGTTATTTAGTTTTTCTGCGACTTCCTTACGTTTATTTGGATATAAATGGCCGTAAGTATCCCATGTTGTTTGTGTATTTTCATGGCCCAGTCTATCACTTATAGTCATAATATTTACATCTAAACTTATCAATAGACTAGCATGAGAATGTCTTAAATCATGTAGTCTTATTAATTTAACATTAGAAAGTTTGCAGTATTTCTTCATCCATTTACCTGGTTTAGATCTAGGTATGGTAAATATACGATCAGTGCTTCTTAACTTATATAAAGTTTTTACGTATTCACCTAATAAATTCATCACATGTACGGGCATACAAATAGAGCGGTTACCTTTAGGTGTTTTAGGTTCTGTTACATATTCCCGACCCTTAACCATGGTATAGGTTTTATTTATATTAATAGTATTTTCTTTAAAATCTATGTCATTTAATGTTAGGGCTAGAAGCTCACCAATACGCATGCCGCCGTAGTAAAGAGTATTAAATACCGCCAGTTCTAGTGGACTATTTATAACAGATATATATGTATTAAATTCTTCCAGGGTCCAGAAATTCATTTCATCAGCCTTTTTCTTGCCAATTGTTCCGGCAATATGAACTGGATTACTGGGTAGGTGGTAGTATTTTACTGCATAATTTAATATTGCACTGAGCTGATTATTTATCGTCTTGATATATGTTTTTGAATAGGACGATTTAAGTAATTCAGACTGCCACGATCTTACTACTAGAGGGGTTATATTTTTTATCTCAAGTTCCGCAAAAAAAGGTTGAACATGTTGCATAATAAGTGTGACTTTAGTTTCCATGGTAGATGCCTTTAGCCTATGTTTCATGTCATTTAAATATGCTTCTGTCAAATTTGCAAATGTTATATCAGCAGTTGTATTTAGAGAATTTAAAAAGTTACGCTCCCACTCCTGTGCTTCTCTTTTAGAGTTAAAACCTCGTTTTTGTTTCCTTTTAACCTTTCCATCTATGTCTTTGTAGGAAAGCTGTACTCTCCATTTACGTGATTTATTTTCATCTTTAATTACCATTAGCTACACCTACCTTCTTTTTTATGCTATAATGTAGGTATCACAAAAGGACCTATTATAGGCCTGTGATACTCTGCAAGAAGTAGTGAGTCCGCCAAGATTTAGCTACTTCTTTTTTGTTTTATCTTTACTAAATATGATATATTTGGTATCATTAAATAAACAACAATGCACAGTTGTGACATAACTTAGTGAAAGGGGATAAAAGATATGAAAAAATATACAAATAATGCCTTATACTATATATCAAAATATAATACATATACTTTGGTTTTTGTGATATTGTTTTTCATTTCAAAATTTATATTTAAGTCTCTTTCTGTCTCCTTTGTTGTTACAAGTGCGGTTTATTTTGTGTTGCTAAAAACTAAATTTATCGTAATAGGTTCTGCCTGGAATAAATTGGATTAAAAGTTTTAATCTTCTTTAGACTTTTTTATGGCATTATTAATATCTACTATTTTATCTAAATATTTATTCCCAGGTTTTACATTTAGCAATTTTATATCATCACCATACAATTCTTTTGATTCTTTATAAATAAATTCATCATATTTGTTAATCATTTCCTGTACTTCTTTATTTTCTTTTGATTTATCATTTAAATAACCAAATAGCCCAGGGAAATTTATGCTCAAGTCTTTTATTTTTATATTAATACCAGTAGTAACAGCAACTATTGATAACAAAATTAAAACTAGATTAAATGTGTTGGGGTCAATTAGTTCCATTAAACCCTTCGATTGCACATTTATTTTTATGTCTGTATTACTAGAATCAAAATACTCACTGCCGAAAATAAATTTTTGTAAATTATATAATGATTTTCCTGAAATTGAACTATCTGTACCGACAGATAATGTTAGGTGTGTTAATCCATTTTTTATATAGAAACTTTCGAGAGTTCTATCTATGATGAAATCATACTTGTCAGCATTAACTATAGTGTGATGAGATTGGAATATCTTATAAAAATTTACATCAAGATCTTTTCTTTTTATAGATTTAGTCCACTTAACAGATCTCCTTTTTATATATTCACATCTATCTTCATCTATATCTTCTGGCGTAAGGGTGTAGATGTGCATATCGGATGTTATTTCTCCAAAAGTTATTGTATCTGAATTTTTACTAGGTATAAAAACAATATCTCCTTCTGACATTTCTAACATAAATCGTTTCAGAGTATTAAAAATAGTGCCTGGTCTTTCAGTTTTATAGCGTTCCTTTATTTCTTCTTTTAATGATAACTCATTTTCATCTCCAGGGTCGCAGTCAAAGAGTAGCTTGTTTTTATACTCATCCCAACCTATTGCGATATAGTTGTCATTTTTAAATTCTTCATAATAATCTCCACCTTCTGTTCTAACAAACCAGTATTTTCTGTTATTATTAATTACAGGTATGGAAAATAAGTCTAAAAGAGCTAGGTTATCCATAATTCGTGTGCCTCCTAAAATATATAAATTAAAATTCTATATTTCTATTGGTGTAAAGCTATCTACAACTTTACCTGCAATATTAAAATATATGTCATCACTGATTGGGACATTTATGATTATATTATCATATTTATCGTTAATGGATACTAGCCTAAATCTATCCCCATCATTATATAATTTCTTAATGTAGCTTTCTCCCGCATAGTCAACTACATATACGTCACCATTAACATTGTCATACCCAGATTTTACTAAAACGATATCGCCATCATAGTATTCCGGTTCCATGCTATTACCTCTAACTTTTGTCGCGAAATCGTATTGTTTTAACTTACTCTTATTGGTGTAGTAAGGAGTAGCTTCGTTCTCTCCATAACGATACCCCAACCCTGCAGATACTTTTTCTATCGCATAAACAGTAGTATATGGAAATGTGTTTTCTTTTATTGTGTTATTTTTATCATCCATTAGCTCGTCATATATAACCCCCGGTAAGTCGACCAAAGTTTGCTTTGTTGATTTTAGTATAGAATCAAAATGTCTATTTAATAATTCGTAGTATTCCTCTTGATTTGTTTCTAGTTCTTTTCTATTTTCTAAGTCGGTAATCACAACTCTATTTTTTTGATTTATAAATAGCGTGCTCCATCCGACATCTAGTGGCTTTTCGCCATCATATTCAACTACTCTGTAATCAGAAAAGTTAAGATTCTCACGGTATAATGCTTCTAATTTTCTAAGAAAACTTTGTTCAACTATAGTAGCTCCGGAAAATTTCATCTTAGTATCATAACCACTTTCAAAAGTGTCTTCACTGCCCAATAAATACCCTATACTCACATCCAATGCCTCAGACAAAGGTTCAAGTATGTTATATGGAACTTTTCCTATATCTCCATTTTCATATCTATATATCGTTGCTTTATTTTTATTAAGTATATCGGCTAACTCTTCAACTGACATTCCTAACTCTTGTCTCCTATTTTTTATTCTCTTGGAAATGCTCATTCATATCACCTGCCTTTGAGGTTATTATAGTATAAAGTTTGCATAAATGCAATACAAAAAATCAAATTAAAAATATTTATTCGCATTTTAGCAAAATAACTATTGACATATGATTATATTTAATGTATTCTATAATTAACTAATCGCATAAACGCGAAAAAAAGGGGGGGTGAATTAAATGATAGCAGTAAACAAGCTGAAGGGTAAAATAGCTGAACAGGGAATGAACATGACTACTTTTGCAAAGAGTATAGATTTAGACTATTCAAGCTTATATAGACGCTTGGAAGGGCAAGTATCTTTCACTGTATCTGATGTTGAAAAGATAACAAAAGTATTGCATCTGGAAAATGAAGATATTGTAAGTATTTTTTTTGCAAAAGAAATCGCATAAATGCGAAAAAAGAACACGAACACAATTAGAAAGGAGACGATTTGGTGAAAGACTTAATATCAATCTATTATGAAAATGAAAAAGAGCTTGCTGATGAGTTAGTATGCAAAGAACTAAAATCTGAAATCAACAAGCTCACACCTAAGGAATTAACGAATAACTTGATAAAAGTATTATTCATTCCTGAGACTGAAAGATATCAAGTTATTTTAAGTTTTGACTTTCACAATAACTCATAGCTTTGTAAGTCAACTTAAACTCAAACAAGGTGTCTTTGATTATGTCATATGTGTTCAAATCATAGTTGTCGCTAATAGGGATGATAAACCCTTCATCAATCAATCGTGGGAAAGTATTGATGAAAGCTACTAGCTCATTTTGATTTCGTGAACGAAGTACGATTTTGTCAGAACCATTTTGTTTCATGTATTCAAGTGAACGTTTTAAGATTTTATTAACGTTATCAGTCATGGATATGTTCTCCCTTCTATAGATTTCAGCAATGCTGATATTTAGATTATAACATAGGGAGATTAATAAGACACTGTTAACAATAAGGGGGGGGTGATAAGAGATGAAGTGGTTTAAAGATGATAAGGATTTGCCGCTAGCTTTAATAGGTTTTTTTATAGCTAATATAGCACTAGCGGTATCCTTATACAGATTATTTCACTAGTGCAGTAATGAGAGATAAGGCAGATACAAGCAAAGTAGCGATAGCTATTTTAGTTGAAAGAATAGAGCCTCTTTTAAGCTCTTCATAATGTTGTTCGTTCAACTTTATAAGTTCATAGATTCTAATTATTTCTTCGACTTTTAAGTTATCGCTGTGATGAATGGATTGTCTTATTTCTTCGTAGTCAATCATAGTTAAACCTCCGAGTTGATATAGTTATTACAATTATATCATACAGAGAGGAAAAGAACATAACTAACAATAGGGGGGCTAGACAATGAAAGATTATTATATTAAAGCTGATGAAATTAGCACCATATTAGACCGGAAGATATGTACCGGTTACAAGATAATACGAGAGTTAAATGCAGAGTTGCAGGCTAAAGGGTATAGGACTGTACAGGCTAGAGTGCCTAGAGAGTATTTTTATGAAAGATATGGGATAAGTGAGAGGTGAGAGGTGATTGATTTGAGGGCTATAGATGATTTTCTAGGTGCTATCTGGTATGCAACCCTTATAGGACTAGAGTATATCAAGATGGCTTGGTGTAAGTGGCAAAATATATAAGATTTAAGTAAAGGAAGGTAAAATTATGAACTGTGAAAAGGAAATGAAAGATTTATTGGGGAGCTTTGGATGAATTTGTAAAGGCTGCAAATAAAAATTATGAAAATGTAATTGTTGAAGCAAAAGAAAAAGGCGAACCAGAAGAGCTTCTAAATATAATAGAGGCTTATGTTAGCACTATTGCAGAGGTAGGAATACCCCTTATAAAAGAAGGTTTTGTCGATATGCGAAAAGGTGTAAAAGGCGTAAGGGATAAACTCACTGAAGTTATTGAACTACTAGATGCAATTAAACATGAAGATTAGGGGGTGATTAAATTGAGGGCAGAGCATTTAAATGATGAAGATTTGAAAGACTACTTAGATTACCAAGAGTATCTAAGATCAGATGATTATCTTGGATGGCAATACGAAGAAAGCGACGACTAATAAATCGGAAATCAGTCAATCGCTTTAAAAGAAATTAGTTAAGTTAATCAACTTAATTATATCAGAAATGTTGAGGAGAATCAAATGGATAAGTTGATATTTAGACCAAGAAAAAAGATAAAAGATAGTTGTTCAAGGACAATTAGAGTAAGTGAAGAGTCTATGGAAATCATAGAAAGCATAGCAGAAGCTACTGACCTAAATAAACACACTGTGATTAATAGGATGATAGATTTTGCAAACCAACATGTGGTGATAGAAGATGTATATGAAGGTTATGAGAGGTAGGGCAAATGGAACAAATAAAAATTAATAAATTAGAAATAGAAAACGTCAAGAGGGTTAAGGCTGTCAAGTTAAAACCTTCTGATACAGGCTTAACAATTATAGGTGGTAATAACAATCAGGGAAAAACTTCAGTGTTAGATGCAATTACTTGGGCCCTAGGGGGGAATCGATACAAGCCATCAAATGCTACAAGAGAAGGGTCAGTAATTCCACCTAATCTTAAAATTACCATGAGTAATGGTCTTGTGGTTGAAAGGAAGGGTAAAAACTCAGACTTAAAAGTAATAGATCCTAGGGGAGAAAAGGCAGGTCAACAGTTATTAGATAGTTTTGTGGAAGAGTTGGCCCTAAACCTTCCAAAGTTTATGAATCAAACTAGCAAAGAAAAAGCAACTACATTACTACAGATTATAGGTGTAGGCGATAAGCTGGCAGAGTTAGAAGGAAAGGAAAAAGAAGTATATAACCAGAGACATGCAATAGGTCAGATAGCAGACCAAAAAGAGAAGTATGCTAAGGAACAAATATATTATCCAGATGTACCTGATGAGATAATTTCAGCTAGTGACCTAATTAAGAAGCAGCAAGAGATACTTGCTAAGAATGGTCAGAATCAAATGCACAGAAGAAACCTCAGAGAACTAGAAACTAACCAGCTATTAGATCAGGAAAAGTATGACCAAATTGCTGCTAAAATTGAAGAATTGCTAAATGAAAAAAGTAAGCTTGGAAGCCGTATCAATACCAGGGCTGAGCAAATTGAGCTTGCTAAGAAAACAGTAGAAGAGTTGCAAGATGAATCTACTGCAGAGCTTGAAGCAAGCATAGAAAACATAGAGCAGACTAATGAAAAGATTAGGGCGAATTTATCTAAAGAAAAAGCTGAAGAAGATGCCCAGGAATATAGAGATCAGTATAGTAGATTAACTACAGAAATCACTAATCTAAGAGAGCAAAAAAGAGAGTTGCTTGATAACGCAAACTTACCACTAGAAGGATTGTCTGTGGAAGATGGTGAGCTTATTTACAAGGGATTTAAATGGGATTCTATGAGTGGTGCAGACCAGCTAAAAGTATCAACAGCTATTGTAAGAAAGCTAAATCCTAAGTGTGGCTTTGTATTGATGGATAAGCTTGAACAGATGGATCTAGATACATTAAAAGACTTTGGAAGTTGGCTTGAAAAAGAAGGTCTTCAGGTAATAGCTACTAGAGTTTCTAAGGGTGATGAGTGCAGCATAATTATAGAAGATGGATATGTAGTTGGTCAAGAAAATGAAGAAATAGAAGAAGAAAAGCCAAAATGGAAGGCAGGTGAATTCTAATGATACCAGGTATATCAAGTGGAAAAGTTGAAAAGGCACAAAGAGTTGTCATATATGGCACAGAAGGAATTGGAAAATCAACATTTGCATCTAAATTTCCTTCAACAATATTCATAGACGTTGAAGAAGGAACAAACGATCTAGACGTTACCAGAACTCCAACACCTACCAGCTATTCAATGCTAAAAGATATGATAGCAAAAATTAAAGCTGCAAGACCCATGACATTTAGAACACTTGTCATAGATACAGCAGACTGGACTGAAAGACTAATAAGTAAGGACATATGCGATAAATTTCAGATAGATGGAATAGAAGGACTAGGCTGGGGTAAGGGATACACTTACTTAGAAGAAGAGTTTGGACGCTTCTTAAATAGCTTACAAGAGTTTATTGACCTAGGAATAAATGTTGTTATATGTGCGCATGCTAAGATTAATAAATTTGAACAACCAGACGAACTGGGGGCTTATGATAGGTGGGAACTTAAGCTGCAAAAGAAGACAGCTCCACTCCTAAAAGAATGGGCGGACATGATACTTTTTGCCAACTATGAAACTCATGTTGTAAATGTTGATAATCAGGGGGCTGTTAAGGGCAAAAATAAGGCCCAGGGTGGTAGAAGAGTTATGTATACAACCCACACGCCATCATGGGATGCTAAGAATAGAAAAGGCCTAGCAGACAAACTAGACTTTGATTACAAAGAAATAGCGCATATATTTGAAAAAGACTATAGGGTTGCATCAATAATGGCTCCTAAGGAAACTAAAAAAGAAGACCCTGTGACAAATAAGCCTAAGGCTGATGAAGCTGCATTAAAAGCAACGGAAGAAACAAAGACAGAAAATAAAACAGGACAAGTAAGTTTTGTAGAATCTAACCAAGCTACGCCATTTAGTGAAGAAACAAAAGAAGAAATAAGGCAAGAGCCTGCAAGGTTGGTTAGTAATAGAGAATTAAATGATCTTATGGTGGCTAATAATGTGACTATTGAACAGATACAAAATGTTGTATCAAGTAGAGGATATTATCCAGCTGGTACACCTATAGAAAATTATGACGAAGGTTTTGTTCAGGGTGTTTTAGTTGGAGCGTGGGAACAAGTATATACAATGATTAAAGGGGGAATGTAAAAATGGCAAATATTAAACTAGATGATTTACAGGGTGGAGTTTTAGCAGAACAAGTTAATTATGAACTACAGAGGGTTTTTGATAACATTAAGGACCCTAATGTAGACGAAGGAAAGACTAGGCAGATAACAATAACACTTAAATTTAAGCCTACAAAAACAGAGGGAATGGTGGAATTTACGCCATCAATTAAAACTACACTTGCACCACCAACATCAGAACCTACTATGATGATTGTTGAAAAGGACTTCCATAGTGGCAAGGTTGTTGCAAAAGAATATAACAACCAGGTGAAAGGGCAGGTTAGCATGAATGAAATCTTAGATGCTACTAATAAAGAAAGTAAAAAAGTTGTAGACTTATTAGCTAAATAATTGAAAGAGAGGATAATAAAATGATGGAAAATTTAAAAGAAGCACTAGAGTATATGGTTGAGTTAGGAGAAGACAGAGTAGATGTCATAGAAGTTGATGGAGTTTATTACACAAATAAGTCCTTAAGCAGAATAGATGAAAACGTAGATCTTGACTGCTTACATATTTCAACATTGAGTGGATTGGTAGACTACATAAAATCTAATGTGGATAAAGAGCATTTAGAAAACTTATTAGTTGTTGTAAAGTCGCCTACTGAAATATCAGTAGAAAGAGGGTTAGATATTGATGGTAAGAGAAGAAAAGTTGCATTTGCAAGGGCTTTAACTCCTAGAATAAACTTTGACTACTACCATGACACAGAGTCTTTTAACATACTTTTACAGAGTACATTTGTTGAAAATGTGCATAGAGAAGTATTGCTAAAAGTAGTTGGAAATATAAAAGAAGAAACTATTCAGAGCATTGGTGATGATGGAATCAGTCAGGCTGCAACAATCAAAACAGGTGTAGCAACTGTAGAAGATGTTAAAATCCCTAATCCAGTAGTCCTTGTTCCAAGAAGAACTTTCATTGAAGTTGAACAACCAGAGAGCCAGTTTGTGTTTAGAATGCAGTCAGGCCCAACTTGTGCTTTATTTGAGGCAGACGGTGGAGCTTGGAGAAATGAAGCAATGCTAAATATCAAGAAGTATTTAGAAGCAAACTTAAAAGAAATCGACGGAATAACAATTATATCATAGTAGTTCAGTGAGGGGACTAGTTCCCCTCAAAAAAAATACAGACAAGATAAGGAGAAGATAATGGCAGATTTAATGAATGAAAGAGAATTAGGATGGGATGACGAGATAAGCAAAGAAGGTTCCGAGTTTGTACTCCTACCTGTGGGAGATTATGATTTTGAAGTAGTTTCTTTTGAAAGAGCTAGACATAATGGCAGCGAAAAAATGCCACCATGCAACAAGGCAATTCTTAAAATAAAAATAGAGATACCAGAAGGTGTAAATATCATTCAGCATAACCTACTACTGCACCAGAGGACAGAAGGATTTCTATCTGAATTTTTTACCTCAATAGGGCAAAAGAAAAAAGGCCAGCCTCTTAAGATGAACTGGAATCTAGTTATCGGCGCTAAGGGAAAATGCAAAGTTGGAGTCAGAGACTGGGTCTCTAACAGTGGAGATCCAATGCGATCAAATGAGATTAAGAAATTCTATGAGCCTAAAGAAGATGCTGCACCAACCTTTACACCAGGAGCGTTTTAGTTATGAAACTAAGACCGTATCAAGAAGAATCTAAAAGTGCAGTATTAAATGAATGGAATCAGGGAGTGCTAAAAACACTCCTTGTTTTACCAACAGGGTGTGGAAAGACAATAGTTTTTAGCAAGATCATAGAAGATAGAGTAAAAAATGGCGATAGGGTTTTAGTATTAGCACATAGAGGAGAACTTTTAGAACAGGCAGCAGATAAGCTAGATAAAGCAACTGGCCTTAGATGTGCAGTTGAAAAAGCAGAAAATACTTGCCTGGGTAGCTTTTATAGAATAACAGTTGGGTCAGTTCAATCTTTGATGAGGGAAAAAAGGCTTAACAAGTTTGATAAAGACTATTTTAACACAATAGTTATAGATGAAGCCCATCACTGCATATCAGACGGCTATCAAAGGGTCTTGAGTTACTTTGATAAGGCAAAAGTATTAGGAGTTACAGCAACGCCTGATAGAGGCGATATGAAGAACCTAGGCTCATATTTTGAAAGTCTGGCTTATGAGTATACATTACCTAAAGCTATTAAGGAAGGTTACTTGTCACCTATAAAAGCTTTAACTATTCCACTTAAACTTGATTTGACTGGAGTAAGTCAACAAGCCGGTGACTTTAAGGCAAGTGAAATTGGAACTGCACTCGATCCATATCTAGAGCAGATAGCAGATGAGATGCTGAAATATTGTAAGGATAGAAAAACAGTTGTGTTTTTACCACTAATTAAAACATCTCAAAAGTTTACAAGAATACTTCAAGAAAAAGGATTTAAGGCAGCAGAAGTCAATGGAGATTCAGACAACAGGGCCCAGGTCTTGGAAGATTTTGAGAATGACAGATACAATGTTCTTTGTAACTCAATGTTATTAACTGAGGGATGGGATTGTCCATCTGTAGACTGTGTAATCGTTTTAAGGCCAACTAAGGTTAGGTCATTATATAGTCAGATGGTAGGTCGTGG